TAAAGTTCGATTTACCAGAGTTTAGTATACCGACTCTACAACAGATATTTAACGTCCAATATCTAGCTTTCACCAACCAAGGTGGGAGTATGATACGTAAACCTAAAAAGGTTTACACCACCTCCCTTAGGAAAGGAGCTAGTTAAATATTTGTGTTAAACCCAATGCAGAGTGGCGGGACGTATTACTCGAACACTCATCTATCGCAAGGAAATACATTATGCCATTTGGCACTATTACTTCTCAAACAAAGACTTATGTTCCGCGTTCAACGGGTATTTATTCAGAGTCGACGACAACTTTTGCGTCGCCTCAAGATGAATTCCGCATGCGCGCTGGGACGGTTCGGAAGGACAAATCTATTGCAGCTGGTATAACCAGAGTTCTGCAGAAAGATATAACTGTTAGCGGATTAACGACCCGCCAGCAGGCTATTGTCTCACTATCAATCACGGTACCTAGTAATTCTAGTTTTACCGCTACTGAAGTTGATTCTTTAGCATTAGATATCTCTACTTTTGTTACTCCCGAAACAGTCTCTCGTCTTTTACAAGGCGAGGAGTAATTCCTTAGGAGGCTCACGTTTGGTCCATCTTAGCACTGACCCCTCTACAAAACGAGGCGTCGAGATGTTTAAGATTGATTTACGCGACCAATTTAAAAGTTTAGCTACAGAGCTGGACTTAGATCCATCATCAATAAGGTATTGCCTTCGACGCTTAAAAAGCGAAGGTGGTCAATTCCTTACGGTGACCCTTCCACAACTGGCGAAGTGCGTTCTCAAAAGCCTTGAATTAGGCTATTTTGAACGTCCAACATCCATACAGTGGCATGAGCGCTCCCTCCGGTTTTTCCGAAGTTTGCTTGACAAAATCTTTGATCCAAAAACTGGACTGGTGCTTCGTGAAGCTTGTCCGCTTGCTATTTACAGCATTCGGACGCTAGGCGAGTACTTTTACAAGCTCGCACTCCCCTTTTCAGAGGAGTCTTTACAGAAGCATGAGGAGAACTTCGTTAACGAAGATAACTCCCTCGAGCGGAC